AAGCTGACCCATTGTTGACCCTTCAGGTAATGGGACATGTGAAGCGGGGCTTGTGTCGATGTGATCTTTACCCGTCATTTCTTTATATTGTTCGAAGCTTGACGAATCCCACCCCGTCGAGTACGTGATCGGCGCGCCATTGTACCAAAGCACCTGTTTTAAGTCGGCGCTGATTTGATAGCGATAAATTGATTTCGTTGCGATTCGATAAATATAGCCGCAATCTTTTGGAATGATGCCTTTCGAATAATCGCCAAGAATACAAAATTCGAACGGTATGAACTTAAAACGACCCGTCGTTGTTGTGGGGTAAACCTGTTCCGACCAACTTCCTTCGACCCCTGCAACCGTGTTTTCGGTGTAACGTTGTTGATAATAATCGCCATTTTCGTCCAAAGCTAACAACAAATAACTATCGACAAGATCAGTATCTAGGCTATTCGGTAACGAAACCCGTTCTTGTTCTTTTAAGACAACATAAGCCAACTGCAAAACGCCGTTGATACGCTTGAAGTCCCAATTGATGATCGATTCGCGGGTATATTGTTTGACCGATTCGCGCAAGTTCAAACGCTTTGCGGTTTCGCGCGTTACCTTGTTATTATCAAATCCAAGGCTTGCAAGATCGGTATGTTCAGCAAGAAACCCGCAATACCTAACGGTTAATAGTTCCGAACAAGTAACCTTGATCAGTTCGTCCAATGACAACCCGTCACCGTCAATATCGTTGACCATTTGATCCGATATACCCTCATAGGTGTTCGGTTGCCTAGCAATTGCACCGATCAACGATTCGAGCGTATTCGCGGGAATGTTGTCGTATTCTGCGCGGGTGGCGTAAAGGTTATAAATAAAATCACGTTCCTTTTCGCCGATCGAATCGCTGATTGTATTCGGCAAATATACGGTTCGGTTCAAAGGGGATTTAATTACAACTTCACCTTCGAGCGCGTCGCGAACCAATTTCACCGCGTTAATTGATAAAGTATAATTGTCGTGTAACGTGTCGATCCCGCTTAGTTGTTGCGCCATTATATTCCCGCCTTTTTGATTGCCCGACGACCCGCCGTTGTTTCTGCTAATTGTGCCAAGGTCAACGGTCGGTTTTGAAGGTCAACCATTGATTCGATTTTAAGCCCGCCGTCGACGAACAACGCCGCGCGGGTTTTACCAAGTGACTGTTCGACGAACCAACGGGGTTGTTCGCGTAACCATGCCCCCGCCGTCGTTCTTGCGTCGATCATCCGAACAACTTCTTCACCTTCTTCTTTCGCGCCGCCCTTCGACGGTCGCGTTATATTCAAGGGGTTGAAGCCTTTCGTTTTAAATATGTATACACTTCGTTCGTTAAAATGAAGCGGTAAACGCGGATATTTGTCGTCGTCAAGCGTCCATTCTTTCAAGTGATTTGCGAAACAAATCGTTGTCGTTCGGTTGTCAAGGGTCGCGAAAAATATGCGCTTTTGAATGACGTTTTTATTCTTTTTAGCGAACCGATCCCGAACCGCGTTCGTATGATGATTGACACCTGTTCGAACTAATGCTTCGGCGCGATTGACTTGTTTACCCGTCAAAATGCCGCCAGTATACTTTTTAGTTCGCCTATTATACGATCCGCGTAATTGTTTTACCATAGATTGAACGGTTTCACCGTCGCGAATACCACCTTGAACAATGGCATTCACCGCGCGAACTGTGTCGGTTTGGTTTGCTTTGGTGAAGTTCGCCCAACGTCCCGCGCGCCCGTTAACCGACATGATCGCTTCCAATGTGTTAAACGGTCGGATCGGAATTAGCTTTTCGGCGTCGGGTATAAATTCGTCGTAAAGATCAAGCATAAAGTTCGCTTCGTCTTGTTGAAGTTCGTCAAGTTGACCTTCAAATTCGACCCATATCCCACCCCAAGTCGTTTCGACATATCGACCGATTTGATTCACTAATTGGATACGTTCACGGGCGTTTAAATCTTCGTAACCAATGAGAAACGCGCCAAGTTCGCGGGCGATTTGTTGCGCGGTTGGTTCGACATATTCGCGAACCATAAACGACGCGAAGCGTTGAAGCTGAACTTCACGGCGGATCATTTCGTCAAGAATATTATCATCCATAGCGGCGGATCCTTGGCATACTCAAAGGGCGCATTATAGGGTAATCTTTAACAATAAAATAGCCCATAGCATCAAGGGGATGATCAACGATGTTATCCTTCAGCGGTTGCCCGTGTTTATCATAAGGTTGTTGTTCTAGCGACTTCGCAAGTTCGGGGCAACGTTTGACGTTTACCAAATAGATCCGTTCGCCCTTGGCATTGCAAAATGCTGTATTACAAGCCGTCACGCGATCTTTGATTGATGGGTTCGAAGGGTTTACAACAACCTGAAAACCCGCTTGACGCAACAACGCCAAGTCGTTCGTCGATGCGTCGACGGTCTTTCGATTCTTGCCCGAAGCGTCGGGGTAAACAACCAATTTGTTTCGCGGATAGCGTTCTTGCAATAGCTTGATCATTGCGTTTGTATCGAATACGCCAATGAATTCGTTCACGGCGCGCGGCTTGCCGTCGCGTTTAACGTTAATGATCGCCGCCATGTTTTCAACGTTGAAATCCATCCCGACATAAAGTTTTTCACCGTCGGCTTCGACGTCGTTGCAATCGTTTAACTTGCGGTCAAATGTCCTGTATACCGTCCCGCTTGTTAAGTTTACAAACTCACCTTCAACATACGCTTCCAACAATTGCGGATCGTATTGATCGCGCATGTTGTCAATATACCCTTCGGGTAAATGGGGGTTCGAATAAGTTGGGGCTTGAATGATTACGTGACCGTTACGCGGTTTGTTCTTCCAAGCTTCATACACGAACTTGAAGCCCTCGGGCGTTGTCGTAACGCCGATTGTATTGGGCGACCCGTCGGGTTTGACTTGACGGTTTCGCGATATAACGCGACGCCAAACTTCGGCGGCGTCGTCCTTCTTCAACGTGTCTAGTTCGTCACAATCCGCGTCGGCGTGTTCGTAACCTATTATTCGGTGCGGGGCATCCATCGATCGGAATATGATCTTGCCGCAATTGGGAATGATAATTTCATTCAATGGGGATTTATAAAGCCGATACGGAATACCCATATTTTCAAGGGCTTCTTCAAACCTTGGGAACGCAATCGCGCGGACTAAGTCATACGTCGGAAGGTAGAAACCCCGATTCGTTGTGGGGTTCTTCAGCTTGCCGATTATCGACCTTAAAACGGCGGCTTCGGTTTTACCCGCACCAAAGCCCGCGACCATTGCGGGGAATAAATCATTCGAAGTTATATATTCGAATTGCGGAATTGTCGGTTTTATAGTTGCCATTAATTAGGGTTTACAATGTTAATCGTAAACGAAGGCGGCGTTCCATCATTGTCACCTTCACGGGCTTCGCGCATACCTGAACGGGTTTTTTCCCACCAAATGATCGCCGCCGTGTCGCCCTTCATTGCTTTGTTGTAAAGCTTACCGCCGACTTCGCCGTTTGCTTGCGCTAATGAATGATCCAATTGTTCGCGATAATACTTGCGAAGGGTTTTCGCGTCGATACCTAATATATCGGCAATCGTTTCTTGTGGCGTTCCGACAAGGGCTTGTTTCTTTACAAAATTCTTGTTTTTAACGGTCGGTTTGTGCGGGGGTTTTGTGACCCTTTTCGCGCGCGGTTTTTGGTTCGACATTAGACAACGCCCTTTTATAGTCGGGAAATATGACGCCCCCAAACCTTGAAGGCGTCGTTCATATTTGCCGATTATAACCCAAAAGTCGAACGATCAATATACTTTGTTTTGCAAGCACTAATTTCACGGGGATCGAAAACAAATATTACTGAACCTTTGTTATTCCCCTTTTGTACGACGCCATTATTCACGAAACCTAGTCGGCCGTTCGTTATAAATCGCACTTCCGAACAATATTCAAGCGCCTTTGCAAACCATTTAACGGAAGGGTCGCACATAACAAGCATTACGACACCAACGCCACCCGCTTGCGCTTCAATCGCCTTTTCGACCCAAGGCATGATCTTAGAATATGGGGGATTGCACCAAAGCCAAACGGCGTTTTTTGTATCGTGAACCCAATCTTTCGAAAGGGAGTCGTCGTCGATCGTCCAGTAATCCGCGTGTTTTGCGGTTGAATTTTCGGCGCATACGTCCCAATCAAACCCAAATTCAAAGTCAAGTTGATCGAATACTTCGAAAGGTGTCGCCCAAGTGTCATGCGCCATTATTGAACCCCTTCATAATTTCGGTCGTAACATTTAAACAATAATTCAAGCATGTCGTCGCAACCCGACGACCAATATATTCGCATTCGCGCCGCTTGAACCTTACTGACCGTTGTATCTAACATTTCAACGGTTTCTTTTATCGTGAACCCCTTTGTCATAACAATGAACACTTCTTTCATAAATGGCGTTAAGGGCTTTGCAAATTCAATGTCTTGAAGTGGCAAGCCGTCAAACTTATATTCAAGTAATAATTCAACGCGACTCGTTACATTCAAAAGATCATAAATGTTTTTACAATGGAAGCTCAAACCCGACGGCGTTAATCCTAGATCGTTATGAAGCGTCGGGTGTTTTTTCGACGTTAACAATTGATCAAATACTTCCTTTTGTTTTTTGGTTAGCGTTTCAATACTCATTATTTAACCCCTAAAC